GTGTGTTGCCACTTCTTCGGAGAAGTTTTGTTTATGGTATACATTGATTAACTTCTTCACCGTTTTCTTTGGAATCTGAAAGTTCTTGCTTGTATCATTCATAATATTCTTTACAAGGTCTCTCTCAGCATCAATGCGTGTGAGTGAATTGCTAGCCTCAACTAAAGCGTTGTGAATCTTTTTTCTATCTTCTTCAAGTAATTGCATTATATATTTTCCTTATTTTAATATTATGATATGGTATCAGAATCATCTACATTATTGAGGTAATTATACACTTTATCATAGGCTTCATTTTCATTGAGTGCTAAAACATAGGCAAGTATATCATTGTTGCCAATGGCTATAGGAAAAGGTATTTGTTTGAGGTATTTAATAGGAATGGCCATAGGCAAATCAACCCAAAAATAATTTGAGTTTTTGATATTGTCTATGATTTGTTTAACTTCAGGTATTATATTCATCACAAGTCCATTATATAAAATTTACATTAGGCGCAATCTGATAGTGATTCAAGCCATCTCTTTGTGCAAGTCTTATCATTGTCTTTGCAAGGCATCACTTCTTCTGGCACTAAACTCAATACTGCAGCTTCGGTTGCTAAATCTTTTGTTTCTTCTTTTTTATTTTCTAACATTTTATTCACCTTTTGGGTTATTATTCATCTCAACTTGTGGTTGATTGCCTATTTAGATATTTGTATAACCTAACATAATAGGCAAATCGTTTTGGTTCTCTTTCAAAGTGTGGTAGATATCCAAAATACTGTAACATTTTCTCATAATACAATTCTGCATCATTTTCGGTCATTATTGAATTCTTTATTGATGTAATATATGTATCCTACACTAATTTAGTATAAATGTCAAGCTATTTTAAGGCAATAAAAAACCCACTTAATGTGGGTTTCTTTGGATTTACATAAAGTATTTAAGTTTGGGATGGGATTCTATAATGCTATCTACCCACCTTATTAATTTAAAATCAGCAACATCTGGCGGCTCTACAAAAGATGTTTTTACAGCAACAGAATCAAGCTCAATAGGATTATCTGTATGATTTAACGCTGCATCTTTAACATCATAATCAATCTCTACTGGCACATAGTCTATATCAAAATGAGCACATACTTTTTTAGCTATTTTTTTTTGATCCTCAAATAAATCTTTAGCATTAATTAGCAATAAATCTTCAGCTTCCATAGCCCAAAAGCATCTATCCATCCACAATAAAGTTTGTATGGTGGTGTCGGTTGTTCCCATATCCCAAGACTTAGTTTTGTTATGTAAGTTAGGAGTCATAGCATTCAAATGAAATACTAAGTCTGGACTATCCTTTAATTTGTTTATATGAGATGTAAGCGTTCTATATACAAATACTTTTTTACCTTCAATCTGAGGCATCAAATAACAGTAAACACTAGGATATTTAATGATTTCATTGTCACTAGCATTTTGTTTAATAAAATCTAATTGATTTTCTTGCTCATGTATTTTATGTGACCACTCTGGCTCATTCTTCGTAGGTAAAGACTTACTTAACAAAGCGCCCAATAATGTTGACCCACATTGTGAAGTATGAAATATACTATACATGAATATCATCTCCCACAAATAAACCATCTAATTTATCTTTTATTTTTAATGCCATCTCAGGATTTGCAATTGGATACCCATTTACATTTAATGATGTATTTAAAATAATTGATGATCCTGTTAGTTTTTTAACCTCGTAAAGTAATTCTGCAAATATTCCATCTTTTACTGTTTGTGGTCTTGTAGTTCCATCAATGTGTGTAATTGATTTTAAAGAATCATCTTTTACATTTACCCCGTAAAGCATATACGGACTTTCAAAATCACAATCCATGTAAGTGTTAGCATCTTCTAATAATACGCTACAGCCAAAAGGTCTATATGATTCTCTGTGCTTGACTTGGTTGTTTAATATGTCCTTACCATTTTTAATATCCGCTCTCATTAAAATAGAACGATTGCCTAAAGCTCTTGGGCCAATCTCACCTTTTCCTTGACACCAACCAATAATTTTACCATTAGCAATCATTTCAGCAGCTTTTTTTATAGTATTTTTAGATGGTAATTCTTTTACTTCGTCTTGTTGCCAATAAGGAAATCCGTCAGTATTAAATTCATCTTGTTGATAAATTTGTCTTAACAACTCAACGCACCCTAAAGATATGCCTTCATCACTTGAATGTGGTGGAATTAATATATTGTTATTCCAATCTCTTAATTTAGAGTTAATTAAAATATTTTGAGCTACACCACCTGAATATGAAATAACTTCATCATTTAATGATAATGATTTAAAAAAATTAGGGACTATTTGTTCACAAAGGTAATGTCTATTACGCAACCAATCTTGATTGGCTTCTTGTGGTGGATTATCAAATAATTCATTTAATTGCTTTATGTTGCAATTCTTAAAATTATTTAATACTTCTTGGTCTAACTTTCCATAAGATTGAAATGCCATTAATTTTCCAGCAAAATCATTCTTATGACCATCAATCCCCCAATGATGACCCAGCATTCTTAATGCCCTACCCATTGAAAGATTATCGGGTAGCCTATGTTTTTCTAGTGTCTTACCATCTTTATTATAAACGGATACTGTTTCATAATCACTTAATGCAAGATTGCTTGGGTCGCCTGTACCATCTAAAACAAAAGCTTTATTTACATTTTTATAATTATTTAATGGAAAGCAACTTAAAGCGTGAGAATAATGATGACTTATTGTATAAGTTGGGCATTTAAAAAAATAATTAATTTTATGGTATTGATTGCCGTCCGACTTATTGTTTTCAAAAAAGTTTGCAATACAAACCGCATCTAATGTATCTATATCAATATTAAATAATTTTAAATCGTTTAAAACTTGAGCAATGTCTAAATATACATGGTGCTTTACTTGTCTAAATCTTTCTGATTTAAAATATCTTACTTTTGCCCCATCTGTATAAGTAAAGTTACTATCATGCCTCCCTAAATGTATGCCTAAAAATTTCATATTTTTAAAAGTTTAAAGGCCAATGTTACTCTTAACCCATTAAAATCTTTGCTTAATGGCGTAGCACAATGTTCTATATTATTTTGAAAGTAAACCGCTGAATAAGGTTTGTTATTTACTACAGTATCATTCTCTGCAAAGTAAGTGCCACCACCCCATTCTATATTCCATTCAGGATTGCAATAGATTATAAATGTTCTACCTAAATCAAACTCTGAATCTTTATGCTTGCTACCATAACTGCCGCTTGTATGACCATTCATGTATATGCGTTCTATTGCTAAATCATCATCAGTTAATTCCTTAATCTTATTTAGTAAGTAAGGATTAAAGAATGTATCAAACTCAAGCTTATCTAATTGCCAAAAAGAATCTGTATCTGTTGAATTAGACTTATGGCCCCATTTCCATTTAGGGCTTTTAATAATAGATTGTATATAATCTTTATCTTGTTCTGTTAAAAAATTATCGTATAGTTTCATCTATGCTCAAGAAATTAGTAATTGAATATTTGCCATTTCCTGTTATATAAGCATGCTCTTTTAATACTATTGGCGTTACAGAGTGCCATAAACATCCAATAAATAATACAAACATATTATTTTTTAGTTCTATTTTATAATTATAATCATCAAAATATAAATCACCTCCTTCAAATTTCTTAGGTTCTTTATACAAATAATTTATTCCTGTAAATCTAGCAATATCTTGATGCTTAGGATAATTATGTCCGTTTTCATAATATTTTATTTTTATAAACATATTATTGACCATGGTAATATGCTCAAAAAATTCACTTAAAGATAAAAAAGCATCTTTAATTTTGGGTAAAAGTATTTTCTTGTTAATTGAAGCGATGTTTGAATGCCTTAAATCTTTATAAACATTATTAAGGCTTAACGATAAAGCATTTGAGCTTTGAATTGATCCATCTATGTTAGCTGGGATTAACTTATGGGGTGAAGTTAAAAAATCTAACTCTTGCCAAATAAGTTTTAATTCATCTTCACTATAAAAATCCTCAATGATGAGGTGTGGAAATGGATCCGTTATCTTCAATATTATCATAATATAAAAATGTCAAGTATTAAGGAGTAGTTGGCGTTTCTGGATCAGGTAATGTTCTAGGTGGTGGTGGTGGTGGTGCAACATACTCTGCTACCTCACCAAATTCACCCGCTACTGCTCTAGTAAATATCTCACGCCCATGTTCGTAAGGATCGGCTAATGTTGCGCCAAAAGATGTCCATTCTTCTGATGTTACATCGTCAAACATTACTTCACATTCAATAGAGGAATGATTTTCTGTTGCCCATTTACAATTTCTAACTGCACTATATTTCATATATTTTCCTTTTTAATTTAAGCGTAACGAACCCAAAGACCTGCTGACCAAGCATCATAGGAAGGCGCATTATTAGCTCCAAATGTTCTTGATACACAACGCCATGACCCTGTATTAACTAATTGAGAGCCACTTGTGCCACTAATGGGGCTAAAAAAACCTTGAGCTGGAGATGAGTAGTTTTCGTTTACTGTATTTACATAAAAACCCAATGGTGATGTTACATATAAAGAAGTTCCTGCTATAGTTTGATTATCATAATTATTTCCATTATTTGGTCTTCCTATTACATAACTACCAATAGCATATTGAGTAGTATTAACAACCGCACCACTTTGACCATTCAATGATGTTACGCCACCAGCAGCTGCCACATTAGAAGCTGAAGTAATACGACCTTGAGAATCTACAGTAATGAGAGCTGAATTGGATGAACCACCATAAACACCAGCAGTTACAGCGGTGTTGGCTAACTGACTACCAGTTAATACACCCGTAATTTTGGTGTTTGCTACTGAAACAATTTTAGCGTCTGTGACATTTGCATCAGCAATATCAGCGGTGACAACAGCATTAGCTGCTATTTTATCCGTTGTGATAGCAGAATCAGCAATTTGTGATGTATTGATAACACCTGTAATTTTAGTATTCGCTACTGCAACAATTTTTGCATCGGTGATAGTACCATCTGCAATATCGGATGCAACAACGGTTCCGTCTGCGATTGAATTTGCGGTTATTTGACTGATTGCCATATTATCTCTCTAAACAAAGGTTGATGAATTTACATTTATACTGTATTTATATATTTAAAACACTCAATCCTGATGTTTTATTAATTTAGTGGGGTCTTGATTGAGCACCCAACTGATGAATTTACAGGCTAAATCTTCATTTTCATAGTAACGCGTCATTACTTGTCCGGTAAGTGTGGATCCAACAAATATGAGTATGTTTCCTTTATAGTTGGAAAACTTAATCCACCAATATTCACGGACAACTGGATGCCATGACCGAAGGTGTCTGATTATATCGGATTCTAAATCTTTTTGCATATTAGGCAATAATACGATTTATTTAGCGGAAGTGTGTCGGTCGGCGCATCTTTGTTTTATACATAGCTGGTGTCCGGTTTGATAATAAATGAGCTTTCCTGATACGACATGAAACCCAATCATTATAGTAATCGTCAGTTCTCAAAGCGTCCCGGTTAAATATCTCCCAGGTCTCCCAATAAGAACATTCTGAGCGTGATTTACAGAGGTGTAATATTTCTCTCTTAAACACATCTTCTCCGAGCGACTTTACTTCTTCCTGTATCACTTTATTTGAACCGAAGTATTTTTCCCAATCGGATTCAATTCGGACTTTCTTTGACTTACCTTTTACTTGGCGTCTTGCAGCTTTAGTAAAAAACTTCTTACCTACATATTTACGGCCTGTCCTAATATTGGTGATAACATACACCATACCAAAATACTCACCAATTTCTTCACCCGTAAATTCTTTATTATGATATGTCCATTTCAATCTTCGTATCCGTCTTCCTCATTGAATGTGTTTTTAATTTCACCAAGTTCATCTATTATGTATTCACCACAGAACGGACAATAGAGAGGATCAGTTTCATTCATCTCTTTGTCATACTGTATTACATATTTAGACCCACA